TTTTTAAGCATTATTAAAAAGAATAAAGCTCAATAATAGTCGTTTTTATATTAATTTCAATAATTATTGGTCAGTTATTACTATGACCATGCAACACCTGTTGTCTGTACTGGTGTATTAATCAAATCTATTTCAGATTTTAAACTTGCTTCAATAGAAGCCACTGCATCTGTTCCCAAACTATTCTTAACCCAACCAATCATTGTTGTTTCATTTGGTGTCTTAGCAGAAGTATCAAAAGAAATAAAGTCTGAAGGTAATGATTCTGGTTTTGTAAATACAATCTCGCCAGTACGTCTTGCCTTTTCCTCTGTACCGTCCATTCCTTTTACACGATAAACAATATTAGTGAAATAACCATCAGAGACATCACGTTTAGAGCAAGTGCCGTTAATTTCCCAAGTGTAAGTAATTGCCATAAATTTAAAATACTTTAGTTATATATTACGCTGTTTCTGTAAATTCGACACCATCAACTTTTTGTAATACCTCTAATACCTTTTGGTTTGCATTTATATTTATTGCAAGCTGATTGAATTCATTTTGTAGTGCCTGTATCTGCTGTGATAACTGATTACGTTTTGTAATATCGGCTTCAAGTGTTGCCTGTGTTTCGTTCAGTAGATCCTGTGGGGTCATAAATAATTTATATGTAAACGTATTATATTAAGCAGCTTCCAACGCTGCAACTTTAGCTGATAAATCTTTTACAGCTTCTACCAATACACCTATAAGCCCACTATACTGTAAAGTTTTTTTACCCTCAACACCATGTACAAGTTCTGGAAATACTTTCTCTACATCTTGAGCTATTACACCCATAGAAGGTGAAATGGAACTTATTAGATTATATTTATAACCTGTTATCTGTTGTATCTTTTCAAGTGTATTTGTCAAAGGTTGAATATCAGATTTTAAGGCAATATCAGAAGTTTCTGTAACTGTACCTGTCACTGTCACTCCAGATGAAGTTGTCTGAAGCTTTTTACTGTTGTCAAAATACAACTCTACGGCTCCATCACCAACTCCCGTTAGAAAAGGATGGCTATTAGCTTGATCTTGTAATTGTAAATTACCAGATTGAATCGCTAAAACTCCAGTATTATTTGTGATAATCGAGTTTGTCCCATTGTGACTAATTGTTAGGTCTGAACCTAGACCGAACCTAAGTAGTACATTGTCAGCATTACCACCAATATTGACTGTGCCATCATTAAAAATCTTAATGGCCTCTACATCATTAGGAGCAATAATTTTTAAATTACCAGTAGCATTATCAATTATTGAATCCGTTCCATTGTGAAAAAGCGACATGTCATTCCCAGTTCCAAAATTGGCCTTAATATTATCTCTGATTTTTACTGAAGCACTATCTGTTTCAAATACTCTTGCACCATCATAAAAAAGCTCAACTGGCCCATTTTGAGTTGCAGTAATCATATCTTCATTATTAGCTTCATTTCTTAAATGAAAATCACCTGTTCTTATATCTAATTCACCTGTGGCACTATGAATGTGAGAGTTTGTACCATTATGAAACAGTTTTAAATCTCCGCCATTTCCAAAACTTGCATTTACATTATCAGCAAATTCCAGTTGATTGTCTGATTTATCAAAAATTATATTTGCACTTGCGCCTTCAAAAGTAACATCTTCACTAAAAGTGCTTGCAGCATCTACATCAATACCACCCGCTAATGTAAATAAATTTACATATCCATTATTTGAGGTATTACGCAGCTTCATTATCCCTGCGTTTGTATCAGCAAAAAATTGAGTTGCAAAAGTTGTGCTTGGTGCTGAAGAACCAGAATTATTTGTTGCTATTGCCTGTAATGCACTGTTAATGTCTGCTCTCACGTTCGCGCCCGTGGAGTTTGCAATAGTCATATCATTTTGACTCATTTACTTAATCACAAATTTTCTTTAAGTATATCTTAAACCAGTATTAACTACCACGCCCGAAACCTGTTGCGGCATATTTAAAGTTTCTATTTACATGACTAGATCCATTTTTAATGTCTATATCAAAACCTGTGGAACTGATAGATGACAAAGTGAAGAAATCTCCTGATTGAGCATTTTCTATTGTAATTCCTATTGAAGGTAAAACAGAGTTAGCAGCTACACTTGTTCCTGACTGACCTGTAAAAAAACTATTACTGAATACTATTGACTTTGTAGAAGTACCACTTGCTATAAATCCACCACTGGAAGCTGCGGCATTTCCTAGACTTGTTTCTGTTCTACTTTGTAATTCTGCTGTATAACCTAGTTGGTCAATCTCAATACTTTGGGCTGGATCATCTGAATCCATGTCACATCTAAATTTAAAACCTCTTGCAACAAAAGTTCCATTAACAAAAGGATTAAATTGTGAAAACTCTGCAGAATATGTACAGTTGCCGCTAGTAGTCAAAGAAGTTGCAGAGGTTAATGTAAAAGTGTTTGCATTTGGTACAGATTGGATTTCATAATCTCCATCAACACCCGTTCCAGAAGTAAAATCAACAGTAACAAAACCACCAACGCTGTATCCATGCGAGGATTTTGTGATCGTAATGGTTGTCCCTGATATTGAATAAGTAGCTGAAACTGACAAATCAGGATCAGAATCAGTTGTTGCCACTAATAATTTAGCTCCCACATCTACAGCAACAGAAGTTCCATCAAAATCAGTCCAAGTATCTATATTTGCAGTTCTTTTATCTATTAGATCGTTTGGATAAAAACCTTGAGTCACAAAATGCCTTCTTAAATTTAAAGTTTGTTTGCCTCCTAAATCCAAAGTATTTGCAAAACTATATGAACCTCCTGTAATATCTACCGCACCAAGAAAATCAAAATCAGCTATTGCATCAAAATCTGTTACATCGTCTAAAGTTTCTAATGATCCAAGTACAAGGCCATTAACTTCTTCAGAGAAAAAACAATCTACTTTTGTACCTTGAAAGGGTGGACTGTCTAAATCTTCCCTATCTGTTAAAACTGTAATTTTTGGAAATACATCAGGCTTTGTGTCTATTAAAGTAATTGTTGCTGTTCCAGAACTAAGCCTTCCACCATCATCACGGAATTTTAAAAGATAAGTTCCGTTTACAATATTAGGCACAATTGATTCACTAATATTCCCAGAAAGTTGTGGCAAAACGTCCACTGAATTTGTAAATGTTGCACCTGTTGTTAGGTTTGATGAACGAATAACCACGTTACCACCATGTATAACATCAACATCTGTTGATTTATCAAAACGTAATCTTACAAACTGATCTGACAAAGGTTCTATTTGAATATTCTGCACATTTGCTGGTAAAGCTGTTTTACCTACAGTTGTGAATGTTGTGGTTGCTGGATTTGTACTTGGTTTCCCTAATGCGTTATAACTAAAAACTCTTACCTCATAAGTACCCTCTAAGGTTTCAAAAATAGTAAAATCTGATCTTGTAATACGTTCTGATATAAAGTTCTCATTTTGGAATCTATATTGCACCATATATTCTGTAACACCATTAACAGGTTGCCATTGTATAAATAATTTACTTACAGCCCTATTATTTAAAACAACGATTTGTTCTGTTCCCTGTAAGTTGCTAGGTGCTTCTTTAAGTGCTGTAAGAGTTGTTATTGTTCTTGTCGGTAATGCTGTGCCATCTTCTACAAATGCATATTTATTTGGATCATGAACAACAGCGACGATTTGATAATTTAATAATTCTTGCTCAATTACAGATACAACTCTAAATGTCTGAAGTTCAACAGATGTATTTTCTATCACCCAAACGCTGTTTGTTTGTGGAACAGATGAAAAAGCTGAATCAACAGTTATAGTTGCTCCTGAAACGCTGCTTATTGTTTTAGTTTCTAATGTGCCGTCAGATAAAATGACAGATAAAGTTGCTGATCCTGTTGTTGCTAAATCTGTATTTGTTTGATCATCAACAATAATCTGAGTTGTAGATACTCCTGTTTTAACACGCCCTCCTCTTCTTACCCCTGCCCTCATGGGATCAGCAATATTTATGACAGTTCCAACCCTGACTATTGTTCCACTTTCTAATGATGCTGTGAATGTAACTGTCTCAGCTTCTCTATTCTGTGTGTACAAGTACCAGCGGCCAAGCCTTGCAGCTTGACCTCTTGATGTACAGGCAAAGCCATTTAAGTTTTTTGTTACTATGCCATATTTTGCTTGTAAAGCTGTATCTTCCACAGTCTCATAATCTACCTCTTGAGTTTCATTATCAAAGTAAGAAACATTAACAACAGTTATTTTTGTATCTTTACTAGCACTTGAATATGCAAACCCACTTTCAGAAACATTACTTAAATTGTAAATGTAACTAGGATCTGTGGGTTTATCACAACTTATATTTACTGCTCCTGCTGAATAAAAAGGCATTGCTCTCATAACAGAGGCAAGATTATTGATGGTATCGTATGCAGCCCTTTGTGAATTAAGAACTACATTACAAGAAAATCTAGCCTCCGTATTACCAGTTCCAGTTCCATCATCTACTTGCTCGCTTGCATATTGACTAGCAGAAAAAAAGCTAAAAACATCTAATGATGATTCTGCAATATGATCTCCAAAACCTTTTGACGTTGTAAGCAAGTCATATAAAATCCAAGCTGGATCGTTAGACCATTCTTTATCTGTTTTAAATGTTCCGTTAAATGTACCGCTATAACTTATAGATCCATCAGCCCTAACAGTTCCATTATGAGGTATTTTAATTTTTGTGCCTTTGACTCTATACATACGTCTGGGCTGATTAGGAAAAGATTCAGCATCAAAACGTAAAGCTACATGAGCAAAATTTGCATAGGCTCTTGATTCGTTAAT